GAAAGTGTAGCGACAAACTCAAGTTCTTTTTGCCTCATGCATACCATATGCCCGCATACAAATTGGGACGATGGGATGGTACTGTGCGTTTCTGCGACATTGGCGGACGAACATACCTTAATCTATTAGACGACTTAATACCAGTTATAACAGATTCTGGTTATTCTGTTGCTATAGAAGACCAACGTAATGATTACGGGGAACTTGAATTCGAAGAAATTCAAGATGACTTTTGGGGTGATACGGTATGGCCTAAAGGTCACCCAATGGAAGGCGAACCGATAAGACTACGTGACTATCAAGTAGATATCATTAACAAGTTTATTGAACATCCGCAATCTCTAGTTGAAGCGGCAACTGGTGCAGGTAAAACACTAACAACTGCTACTATGTCAAAGGTGGCAGAAAAGTATGGTAGGACCATCATAATAGTCCCTAACAAAGACCTAGTACGACAAACACATGAAGACTACGATAACTGTGGACTTGATGTAGGGGTCTACTTTGGCGACAAGAAAGAGATTGGTAAGACCCACACTATTTGTACATGGCAATCACTTAATGCTCTACTAAAGAAAACCAAGAAGGGTGAAGGTGATATTGAAGCATTTGTAGAAGATGTTATTTGTGTAATAGTTGACGAAGTTCACCAAGCAAAAGCCGATGTTCTTAAAGACTTGTTGACTGATACATTTGCCAATGTGCCTCTACGATGGGGGTTAACTGGTACTATACCTAAAGCAGAGTACGAATTTGCTTCTCTTAAAGCAAGTTTGGGCGAAGTTATACACCGACTATCAGCAAAAGAGTTGCAAGATAAAGGTGTATTATCTAACTGTCACGTGGACATACTACAAACACAAGAGACAACTGAATATGCCAACTACCAAAGCGAGTTGAAGTTTTTGCTAGAAGACAAAGACCGACTTGATTGGATGGCATCTACTATACAAGAAATCGCCAAGACGGGTAACACATTGGTGCTAACAGGTCGTATAACTAATGGTACCAAACTACAAGAATTAATACCTGACTCAGTATTTGTTAAGGGTGATATGAAATCATCGGATCGTAAAGATGCATATGATGATATAAACCAGTCTGACAATACAGTGACCATTGCAACATATGGTGTTGCGGCAGTAGGTATTAACGTGCCTCGTATATTCAATCTAGTTCTTATCGAACCGGGTAAATCGTTTGTGCGAGTCATACAAAGTATTGGTCGTGGAGTTCGTAAAGCAAAGGACAAAGACTTTGTTCAAATATACGATATAACAAGTAGGTGTAAGTTTAGTAAGAAACATTTGACTGAACGTAAAAAATATTACAAAGATGCTGAATACCCATTTACAATTAATAAGGTAAAATATTAATGAAGATACTCTCCCCAGAAAATAAATGTTTTGAAATGAATTCGCTCCCAGACGAAATCGAAGATATTCGTTACTGTGTTATGGACGTAACAGATAAAGCCAATCCTGACTTTTTCTTTATTCCGTTAGTGTTTATTGAAACATTCAATGCACCAAGTATATCAATCAGTATAGGTCCTCACCGTATTGAAATGCCATTAGATTGGAGTATATTGATTGGAGACCCAGAAGTGGGCGAGTTAGAGTTTGTGCCGTTGACTAGTGTTAATGAACGTGACTTTGAAACTATCATTACCAATCCATTATCTGGTTATATGCAAGATTGGGCAAAAATTAAAGTCGAAAACATTTACAGTGATGTGAAATGGTTCTTTCCAAAACTTAAGTACGGTCATATATTGTGTGTGCCATTGGAACATGGTGAACAACCTCGCTGTGCGTACTTTGCTAAAGATATGAATAGAATGCCTGATGTGCTGTATAGCAGTGATTTTTTCTAGATAGTATAAATACTATTGTGAAAAATAGGGAGATTCACATATGACAGACGAAACAAGCAGTTTTATTTTTGTTGCTGAAATTGGAGAATTTAACGAGATTGAATTTAGTTCTATTGTACCAGGACTAAAACCCGAACAAGTTAAAAAACTTGATTACGAAGGCAAATACAAATATAAAGCAAAAGTAGAAAACATTACATCATACCAAGCGGCTATATTGAAATTTTTGCATCCTCACTGGTTACACGAAGTTTGACAATAGCACCTTGAAGGTGCTATAATGTTAGATAAATGTAAATAGTAGGATATTAAATGGCAAATAAAATACCAATCAATGTAATGCTAGACGCACTAGACCGCCAGGACTTTAACTGGTACTCTAATCTTACCTCTGAAGAAAAGAAGTCATGGTCAAGTTGGCTAACACTACGTTATGCAAGTAGTGTTAAAGGTAGTGGTTCTGGCGATGCTCTACTCGCAACAAACGAGTTTGTTAACAAACATTACACTGACTTATACAAAAGTGATGACCTCATGTGGCGTTTAATGTGTCTTACTGGTACAGGTAAGAAGCAATACCATGAATGGATTAAACCGCCAACCTCTAAACGTACCACTGATAAAGTATCAGAATTCATTCAGGAACAATATCCGCACTTTAAGTCTGATGATATAGAAATGTTTCAGATGTTAAACAGTGTATCAGATATTAAACAAATGGCTATCGATTCCGGCATTGATGATAAACGAATAGATGAGATATTCGGTAAGAAGAAAGGCAAGAAAAAATGAAAACATACTATGCACACTTAGTGGAAAAGTATTCTGCGACAGAAGTACTGCATTTTGTTCATACCGATGGTCATTTACTTGATATAGAAATCAATTGGAAACGTGCTTCATTCATTATGGAATCAGAAAGCGAACCTGTAATCCCAAATAAAAGATTTGATGTATATAGTTTATGTGAAGAGGTGTATGTTGACACGATGGAAGACGGCGAAGAAACATTTATCTTATATGATGAAACGGGCGTTGAAATCACAGACAAAGACTTGATAGAAGAAATTGAAAGCGGTTATATAAACGAAGGTGTGAATTTTTTGTATGACCGTGGATATGATGAACTAGACCCAGAAATTTTTATTGAAAACGGATTGGTATTGGAATTAGCGGATGACTGATGGATTTGTATGTCAATATTGTAACAAATCATTTCAAAAAGAGCGCACACTTGTTAGGCATATTTGCGAACAAAAACGCCGTTGGCTAAACAAAAATGAAAAGTATGTGCTAATAGGGTTTGAAGCATTCAGGCAATTTTATAAGATTGCTATGGGCGATTCTAAACCTAAAGATTACGAAACATTTAGTAAGTCACAATACTACTTAAGTTTTACCAAGTTTGGCAAATACATGGAACATTTGGATGCGGTAGAGCCAGAAAAGTTCATTGAATTTGTTATTAAAATGAGTGTACCGCTTGATAAGTGGACAAGTGATGCGGTTTACAATCAATACTTACTAGAATTGTACAAGCGAGAAACAGCAACACGAGCACTAGAACGTGGTGTATTGTTAATGCAAGAATGGAGTGAACAAAATGATAAACCCTTTAACCAATTTTTCAATGAGATTACAAACTCTCGTGCCGTACATTGGATCAGATCCGGTCGTATTAGTCCTTGGATCATCTTCAATTGTGATACTGGGTTGGCTTTACTAGGCAGATTCAGTGACGAAGAAATGGAACTTATAAAAGATTATATGAACCCAGCATTTTGGCAACAAAAGTTTGACGTTAGAAAATCAGACGTTGAGTTTGTACAAGGAGTTTTAGAACAAGCAGGATTATAAAATGTATAATGATGGTAGTAAAAAATATTGCACAGGTGAATTATTCGCTAAACCTATGACGGGCAAAGAATTACGCACTGTTACAAATCGTGAATTTAGTGAAGGCAGAAGACAGTTAAAAGAACAAATAACGCTTTCTAGGATACTAGACATAGTTGAAAGTTTAGATGATAGAGTTGAAAAGTTAGAAAATGCATTCAACGAAAAGTTTTGTATGATGGATGATCCGTCACCTGAATTGCTAGAACAATACGATATGTTAAGAAACATATATGACCAATACAAAGCGGCAGAAGCACTTCTAAAGGAAATAGACCATGACAACAAAAAGTAATACAATCACTATTTCAGGTAACAGTGATGATTATATTTGGGTAGACGCAAATGGTATAACAACCGGAAAAATCGATATACAAAATACCACATACGATTCTTCTACTGTGATATCTGTAACCGAGGATGGTATAACAAAATCAGTTGATGTATTTGACTTGGATGATCGTTTGGGCGAAATTGAAAAACGCTTGACTATTTTAAAACCTGATGCTAAACTTAAAGACAAGTACAAGTTATTGCAAGACTTGTACGACCAATATAAAGCCGCAGAGGCATTACTCTATGAGGACGATAAATGAGCGAAGTAAAATACGATTGGGACAATGTAGAACGTGCGGTACAAAATATCGCAATGAAGATGTATGAAACTGAGTGGCGTCCAGATTATATTGTGGGAGTAACTCGCGGAGGACTTATCCCTGCCGTTATGCTTTCACATATGACAGGAATTCCATTGAACACTGTCTCCGTTCAATTTGGTTCTGATGAGTTAGAGGAAAACTTAGAAAGTAATCTTTGGATGGCAGAAGATGCGTATGGTTATGATGCTGAATACGATGACAACTATAAGCATAAACCCGGAGCACAAAAAAAGATTTTGGTGATGGACGATATCAATCGCAGCGGAGAAGCCATGACATGGATCCAAAAAGATTGGCAGCAATCTTGTTTTCCAGTGAGTCCGGTTTGGGACAAAGTATGGCATGACAATGTGCGATTTGCATCTTTGATTTCAGACGAAAACGCATTGATAGAATGTGATTATTACTCTGATTTGTTTTCTGATTTTTCAGATAAACGTGTGTGGGTATCGTTTCCTTGGGAAAGGTAAAGAAAGAAGTACGCCGGCAGCGTATACAAGAACTACTTGATAGGTTGTGGGAAATACCTGCTGGTAATCCGAAATATTCCGCGCGCCGACGCTATCCTTCAGAAATGGATGAACAGCAATATGCTGAATGGAGTAAGGTATTGTTGCAAGATATACCTAATCCTGATGCATTGATTCCTGGATCTGTAAATGTCTTTCTTCAATGGTGCGAAAAAAATTGTAAAAGTGACTGGATGTACAACAGAAAAGTATTATATTTTAGTGATGATGCAGAAGCGGCACATTTTTTGATGGTTTGGAAATGACAGCATACGAATACTCAAAGATTCAAATGAAAAATATGGATGTGGGCGAGGTGTGGGAACATACCAACTACACCGGTTTAAACACTATGGAAGTGGTAATGTGGTGTAACAAAACATTCGGCAAAGAAAACTTTGTATACTTTGGAGCAAGGTCATTTTATTTTAAGAATAAAGAAGACCTCGGACTATTTCTTACCGTATGGGCATAAAAGTATACGAAAAAACGCAACTGTCTCATGTTGGTGATGGTTTCCCATTATATGACTACTTCATTGTGAGTGAACAGCATATAGATATGCCACAAGCACATTATTTGGGCACATACTATGGTGAGCGAATCTATGGTATAATAAACAAAGACGATTTAATGGTAGTTTTACTGTGAAAGTAACAACGGATATAGACATTGACTTTTTCAACCGTGAAGATATTCTAAAACATATCAAGCACATTCCTGCCTCTATGGTCAAGAAAGACCAACTGGTCAAACACAATAGTGGTGTATACTTACATAAGATACCAGTAGAGCCTTTGTCTGGATTGGCATCCATAGAATACAAAGAAGCAGAAGAACGAGGCTACTTTAAAATAGACTTTCTAAACAATGGAGTCTACCAGGGAGTACGTGATGAAGAACATCTTGAACAACTAATGAACGCAGAACCATTATGGGAATTGTTATGTGAAAAAGACATTACTGATATGTTAGCACATTTAAATGGTCATCATCGTGTTACGCAAGTAATGAAGCCTACCAGTGTAGTACAACTAGCGGCTGTTTTGGCGATGATACGTCCTGCTAAAAAGCATTTGATTGGGCAACCATGGGATGTGGTTATGGCAGAGGTATTTGTACCGCCCGAAGACGGTAGTTATTATTTCAAGAAAGCACATGCCTTAGCATATGCTGTATCTATTATTGTACAACTTAATCTAATTTGCGAACAAGTTGGATTGAACGGCGCTTAATGCGTTTTTGAATAATATTATCCAAACTTGTTGCAGGTCCCCACAATACTTCAATATCTTTTGAATTCATATTGATAATGCTTGATTTGAAATCGCCCATTTGACCATTTAAAAAGATATTGATTGGTATCATGCGGTTAGATTCCCACCACCATTGTTCACCGTACTCTACAAATTGCTTACGCTTTTCGGGTGAAGTAATATCCTCAAAGTTATACATAGAAGTTATTACTTGGTCGATATTGATAATAATACCAAGGTAGTAGTTGTAATCCTTTTTACCATACTGTACATATGATAAGAAAGGGTAGTTTTCTTGAAGCCATTGTTGTTTTTGAAGTTCCATCATACTTTTATTTAGTCATGGAAAAAGTGGTTAGTTTGATAAATACATTCTATACGGGATGCTATTGTGTGTCAATAGTATATAATACATAGGAGAACATGTTAATGTCAAAAATAAGATTCAATAACACACAACTAACACGATCAGTAGGTACAGCACCTCTAGCAGAACTACTTAACTTGCCGGCCGCATATTCAAATGCGACATTAACGCGAACAATGGTAAACCCTACCCCGAATACCGGTGATGGGTTCGGCGTTTCGGTAGCAGTATGTGAAAGTTACAGTATCGTAGGCGCATCCCTAGATGATAGCACCGGTACAGACAGTGGATATGCGTATATATATGATAATGCCACGGGTAATCTGCTACATAGCATAGCAAACCCTAATGCATACAGTACAACTTTTCAGGATTACTTTGGTACTAGATACATCACCAGAGGGTATAGCATTGTTGGCATCGTTCCCCTCATACTAAAAGATAAATACAAGTATGATTAATGTAAATGTATTTCAATACAACAGAGAAATAGAATTGATGA